GGCTTCAAGGCGTCCTTGGAAATCTTGGGCTTGGGACTTTTAGCCGTCATTGAGAATGATGATGCTTGGCTGAACGAACAGCCGGGTGGAAGTGTAGGCGGCTCCGATGCACTGAACCGCGTATCCTGATGCGGTCGGGGCCGTAAGCGTGATGCCACCGCTATTGCCCACAAAATAGGAAGCTCCAGGCGTCAATCCGCTTGTGATGAACAAACCCTGCGTCTGTACCTTGTTTGTGGTCGGGTCGAGAAGGAACCCGACGAACGAGGGCATGCTCATCCCGTCCGAGGCCTTACACTCGATGAGCGCACCGGAAGGACCAATTCCAACACTCGTTCCCGCGGGCAGGGCCGAAGCAGCACCACCGAAGGTCGTTGTTCCGTCGCCACCGCCGCCGCCCGTCGCCAGCGCAGCAATGGAGTCAGTCGAGGTCTTACGAAGAACGCCGCCCTGCGAAACGACCAAGTCCTCGTCACCGGACAGCGGCTGATGAGCCCTTGGGTAGATTTCAATACGGGGAAACGCCATGAGAGACCTCTAGCTAGACGATGGTCATGCCGACGCGCATCACGCCGTTGATGGTACTGTTGCTTGTGAAGGTCATGTTGCCGGACAACAACGTCGGCGTAATTCCGTTCGATGTGCCGGTGATGGCGTACTCACCCGCGCCGCTCAGGGTCTTGGTGAAGATGGTTTGCCAAACAAGGGCTGCAAGGCTGAGCGTGTTGGCAAGCTGCAAACACGGCGACCCAATGGCGCTTGATGCGAGGCTGCTGTTTGAGATGACCAAGGGCGCAGACGCCGTCGCAAAAGCCAAGTTTGCGCGAACAGCCGCTCCGGTCGTTGAGATGTCAACGAGGACACGGTCGAGAAGACCTACGGCGTTGTTCTCAAAAGCGATACCGTTACCCGTGCCAGAAATCGAGGCGTATACCTGCGTTGAGTCGACTCGGATATCTCCTCGACGAAAACGCATGACATCTGCACTGGCCGAAGACTGCTTGGTCACAACGCAGTTTCGCAAGTAGACGCGAACCTTGTCCGAATGACTTGCGTCACACAGCATCGCGTTTTGAGCGGCCTGTCCGGTCGTGATGTAGACGTTGGACACGTCCACCGTGAACAGACCGGCTCCCGTGACCTTGAGCGCGGGCTGGGCCTGATTGCTCTCGATGAGCATGTTCCCGAGCGCGACCGTGTCGTTGTACTTCTGCGTAGCCGAAGCACAGTCGATGGTCACGGGGCCAATCTTGGTTGCTCGACTTTCAGCCGTTACGTCGGAACCGACGATAAACGTGCGATGCCGAGTGATAGAGAGGGCGGCAGGGTACTCACCAGGGGAGACGTTGATGCGAACGAAGTCCGTTGGTATGTAATTGACCGAAGCTGCGGTCAGGGCCGCGCCGATGGTCGCAAACGGCCTTGACAACGAGCCGGTTCCCGCAGTGTCCGACCCGTTCTTGGCGACGAACAGTTCGCCGGCCAAGGTGACGAACACGCCCTGCGCCGCAAGGTTCGCGACGGATTGAGCGTTCGTTTTTCGCAGTACGCCACCCTGAGAGATGACCATGTCCTCATCGCCGACGAGGGGTTGGTGTGCTCTAGGGTAGATTTCAATGCGGGGAAATGCCATCGGTGACCTCGATTACCAGAGCGCCAGAATATCGGTGGCCGTCGTTCCATCGGCCCAAACCTTCACAGCCTGCACCATCAGCATGCCGGTCGGGACGTTCTTGAACACTACGTCATGACCGTTGAGCGTCGTGACACGGACATGCTTACTGGACCCGCCGACACCGACGTACAGCATTCGCGAGTAGTTTGGCAGGTCGGCCGAGTCACTCGGTGTCACGCTGGCGGCGGACAGGGCCGGATCGTTCGGAAGGACGTAGCGCGGCATGGGAAACTCCTCGTCGGTCTTGTTTACGGTCACCACAAAAAGAGACCCCCGCCCCTTTTTCAAGGAGCGGGGGTCGGTCACCTCTTTCAAGGTGAGTGGTCTTGCTTACCCGTGCGTGATGCCCGAGTAGATGACGCCCTGACCCGGCTTGTGGACGAACACCGCGAGGTCGGCGTAGTTCTGGAGCTCGACCGCATTCTTGTCCTGCACGAGGCGGAAGAAGCGGTCCGGCATGCCCGGAATCTCGAACGTGGGCTTGCTGGAACCGACGAACAGCGCGTCGTTCGCGTCCATCAGCAGCGCGTCGGCGCTCTTGATGAACGGGTGGCAGATGACCGTGATCTTGCCGTTGATGTGGTCGTAGCTCAGCGCTTGCGCCCCGTTCTCGGCCTTGGCGGGCGAGTACGAGCTGTCGAACATGCGGAGGCCCATGTTCTCGGCGTTCAGGTCCGCGAAGGTCTTGGTGCCGCAGAGGAACACGGCGTCCGTCATCAGGCCCTTGTCGACCGCGAGGCTCGCGCCCTGAACGACCTTGGCCGAGCTGATCTCGCCCACAAGCGAGTACTCGTTGCCCTGAAGCAGGGTGTACGGAACGCGGTTGATGCCGAACAGGTCGGTGGTGGCCGGGTTGTACTGCTTGAAAAGACCCGCCATCTCGTTGTAGCCGTCGGCCGTCTTCGCGCCCTTCGGGTAAACATCGTCGCCAGCGACGATAAGCGTCTCGTTGCCCGTGATGGTCACGAACGACAGCTTGCGGAGGTCCGAGTTGACCTTGACCAGTTTGACCGTGGCACGGAGGGCGCTACCCGGACCCCAGAACTGGAACTGCGCGCCCTCAAGGACGACCCAGATGCCCGTCGCCCACGTCGGCTCAGAGATGATGATGTCGCAGGTACCCGAGCCGGTCGAGATGTTACCGGCAACATCGACCTTGCCGAGACCAATCTGACCGTAGATGGTCGACAGCTCAAGGCGGGTGAACGAGACGTTCGCCATGTCCTCAACGAGCCACGAGGAGGACTTCTTGAACGCGCGAGCGCCGGCGGTAGCCGCCTGCGAGAGCGCCTTGTAGGAGAGCTGACCACGGATGTTCAGTTCCGAGCCCTTCACTTGGGCTTCCTTCATGATCGCGTTGATCGCGTCATTCAGGTCCGAAACGCCGCCCTCAGTTCCCAGGTACGAAACGCCCTGGTTGCTCTGGAGCACGCACGGAACGGCGTAGAAAGCACCGTTCTGCTTGTCGGCCGGAACGTACTTGATCTTCTGCTGAAGGATCGCGTGCTGCGGGATGAGATCGTTCAGGTCCGGGGCGTACTGGGTCTTGAAAAGACCGTTGAGTGATGCAACATCATTCGCGTGATTGTCGGCCATTTGGTGCCTTGCCTTTCGGGGCTTCGCTTTGCGAAGCGGAGGGGGTTATCGGACGTTGGACTTACGGTCGTGCGGTCAGTTCCTCGTCGTTTCCCGTGGATAGCCTTACGGCGTCCGTGTACGGTCGACTCCGAGAACCGGAGGAAAGGTGGTCGGATGGCGTGAGCGTCCTATCCCTTTCGTCCTTTCTTGTTTCCTCGTCAAAAAGAAATAGGGGTCGGTAGGAATGACTCCTACCGGCCCCTAGATTTGACAGTCGAGGCGGGACTCGAACCCGCGTCCCGTGGTTCTGCTCTCCCGCTGAGCTACCCGACTGCCAACCCTATTCCATCCCATACCCTACGGACGGGATGGTTACTCCATCCCGTACAGGTGCTTCATCCGCCACTCGGCCGGCGTCATCGGCTTGCGCGGCGCGTCGGTCACGGGCTTACGCGCGGCGGGCGGAGGCGTTGAGGGCGCTGCCGCCGAGCCGCGAGTCGCCGCCAGCTTGGCGCGAATGGCCTCGGTCACAACGTCGTCGCCCAAGTACTTCAAGAGCTGCTCGCCCTTAAGCCCCTGCACCTGACGACGGTGAATGGTCTCCAGCCTCTTGTTCGCCTCGCTCGCCATCTGCGAAGGTGTCAACTCGACACCGTAGTCCAGCGCCGACTCAGCAATCTCGGCCATCATCGGCACGAGCACCGTGCGCGAAAAGCCTTTGTCGTACCCGAGCGTCTCGACCGCCTGAATGAACTCCTGTTCAGTTTTCTCAAACACCTGCTGCTCGTAAGCCTGCTGCTTGGCGCTCTCGGCCGAGGTCTTCTGCTCCTCGAACTGGCGCTCGTAGTCGGCCAACTTGCGCTGCATTTCGGCCTTCTCACGCTCAGCTTCCGGCATCATCGCTTCCTGATACCGCTCCAAGATGCGCTTCTCGGCCCACTCGTCGAGGTCGAGGCCCGCGATCTCCTTCAACGCCTTGGCCGGATCGTTCTTGAGCTGGCTCAGCGCAGCCTCTATCTGCTTGCGCTGATTTGCCACCTCGGCGAACCGCTTATCGACCGCGTGGGATTTCTGAAGGCGCACGCGAATGTCGTCGTCGCTCAGCTCCTCCTCGATGTCCTGCCCGTCGACCTTGAGCGAGTACTTGCGCTTCTCGGCCTGCGTCGGAGCCTTCGGTGCCGCCGCCTCGGCCTTCGGTGCGCCTTTCGGCGACCCAAGCGTGGGTTTCATCACCGCGTCCGCAGCCGCCGAGTCAAAGCCCGAGGACCTTCTTTCGGACGACCCGGCGCTCGAAGTTCCGAGGCCGTCCGCCTCGTTACCTTCGGTCGCCGCATCGCCCGTGGGGGTGGATTCGGTCGTTCCGGTTTGGTTTTCCATGCGCCTTGCCTTTCGGTCACCGCTTGGGTGACGCTATCGGGGCGGGACTATCCCGCCGCCAGTGTTCGGGTTCCATTCCTGACCCGTTGCAGGATTCGTAGGCATCGAAGGCATGTTCGCTCCGAGCATAGGCCCCGTTGCGGCCATGTTCGGGTCGGGAAGCGAACCGGCATCAGCCCCAGAGGGCATCGGTGCGCCGCCCGGCCCCATCGGCCCCATCGGCGGACCCATCGGCTCCGGTGGCACCGGACGGCCGCACAGCATCAAGAATCGCTGCCGGTACATCGGGTCCATCTCGACCATCTCCAGCGGCACACCGTAGAACTGGCTGTAGTGCTCGTGCATGTGCTCACGGTACGCCCGCAAGACCTTCGGGTCTCGACGCGCTGCCGGCGAAGCCACCGCCGCCGTGTGTTCCTTGCCGTGGAGCGGGTGGTCGTCGGACAAGAGCACGACCGGCGTCTCACCTCGAACCATGTCCTGATTTTCTTTGAGGATGTTGACCAGCTCTTCCTGCGTTCCCTTGACCAGCGGCTCAAGGCGACCCGTCTCAAGAACCTCGAGCACCTCGGCAGGGGTCTTGATGACGCCCATCTGCACGAGCTGCATCGACAACTCGAACCGGCCGGCGGCGGTCTGCGAGACCGGGTTGCCCAGCTCGACGACCACCTGGTCGATGCTCTGAATGCTGTCCTTCGTCACCTCGGTTTCGCGCACGAGGTCCATGCGCGACTTGCCCACGAGGCCGATCTTCAGCGGTAGCGTAGCGCGCGACCGGATGATGCGAAGAATGGCCGTACCCGCGCTCACAAGCGCGTTGAGGTAGTTGCGCTGAAGGACCGACGCCTGCTGGATGGCCTGACTCTGAAGAAGAGCGAGCGCGGCACCGGACTCCTTGCCCGTCTGCATCTGCCCACGCACCACGTTGTTCAGACCCATGAGCAATTCCTCATGCGTCTTCAGGTCTTCGAGGTACTTGAACGCTTCCGGCGGGCTTTTCGTCAACTGGAGCGGCTGCGGGGGTTGGCTACCAGGGCGGTAGTAGATGATTCGCATTCCGCCGCCCAGGTCGTCCGGCTGAACGGGCGAACCTTCCTCGACGGCCAGCGACTGCGTGCCAAAGGTCGTGATGTTCGTCGTGATGGACGAGTTGATGCTGTCCATCACCTCTTGAATGCCCAGAATCTCGAAATACGGAGTGTATCCGTAAGGCGTTCCCTGCAATTCCGCGCAAGTGATTCGCTGAAGCGGAATCATGCCGTAGGGAAGGATGGTGTCTTCGAGTACGTCGCCGCTCGACACGAACTTGACCATCCGGCCCAGCGGAAGCGAGGCGGAAGGCTTGTGGTAGAAGTAGTACAAAGGAACGTCGTCGGTCGCGACCTTGAGCGCGTAACCCGAGTCTCCGCGCGACGGTATTTCAGTCGGAACGTCGTGGATTTCCTTGGCTTTCTCGGGGAACTCGACAGCCAAGTCCCACTTGTTCTTGAACAAGCGCACGATGAGCCACTGGCACTCGCTGAAGTCCGTCTTGTACGGGTCGCGAATGACGTCCCACGGAGCCACGTTTGCGAAACGCACGTCGCCGGTCTTGATAATGCCGCCCGCGTTCTCGGGGTCGACCGAGTACTCCTCGCCCATCGAGGAATCCCACTCTTCGTGGATGAATCCCTCCGACAAGGCGATGGCTGACTCGACTGCCTTGGTGGCGTAGGTCGAGAACTGCCTGTTGTGCCAGTAGTGCTCTAGAATAGCCCTCGCCGACTCGACCTGTCGCACCGCGTCGTAGTCCACGGTGCTGGCCCGAGGGTTCCACACGAACTGCGGAGCCACGATGAGGTTCAAGAGCGTCTGAACGAGCGACCGGGAGTGGTTGATGCGGATTTCCGCCAGCTCCCCTTGAATGCCGCCACGAGCCACGTTGCCCGTAGCGTGGAATCCCGAGGGGTCGTAGCCGTAGTAGTACCGCCAAGCGTGCGCCATCCGACCGTCGACCGCCTGCACGCCGGTATCGTACCGATATTGCTGCACTTTCTCGACGAGCTTCGGTCCCAGCTCCTCGGGAAGCTCGGTCGCGAAGTACTTGGTGTCGTTGTCCCAGAGATTCTGCGGCATGTTCGCCCCGTATCACGGTTAAAGTGTTCGAGGTACTGGTTTTTGTCTAGTACCGCGAGGACGAACCTCTCGTTCGACGTGTTCGTGCTAGCCTACGCGAAAAAGGCGTGTCCGCCATGAGCCCGAGGCCGACCGGACTGGCCGTAGGGCGTGGAGAAAGCCACGAGTTTGAGGTGGTAACCACACCGTACCCTTCGGGATAGGGGTTGTGGTGGCGATTGATGCCTCGACAGAGGTACTTCAGCGCGGCCACAAGGTCGAAGTGGCCGTCCGGCGTCTTGGAACCCGCTCTCGCAAAGTCCGTGGCCTTGTTGTTCCAGATAGCGTTTCGCATCTGCCGGACGAGATGCACGCACCTCGGGTCGATCTCCAGTTCGCGGCTCTGAATCATGTTTCGGACCAGATTGATAGCCCCGAGCGAGTCCTGTTTCTCGCTGGCGCGGAACTGGATGCGGTGAAGCTGCCACAAGTCCGCGATGAGGCGGGGGTCCACGTCGCTCACGCGAGCGTAAGGCTCGGAACCGGACCACAACCCTCGCTCCTTGCGTGCGATTTCCGCCGCGATGTCGCTCGTCGAGGGCCGGTGCATGAGCGATTCGTCTTCGATGACGAGTTTGGCCCGCCTAAAATCCCAGTAAGCGTAGAGAACGGCGGTACGGTCTTGAAATCCTGGGTCCATCGCGACGTAGGCGTCGAAGTACGCGGGCCTTGATGCTGACTTGACCGTCTGTGCCTGCGCGTCCGCCGTGAACTCGGGAAGCACGGCACTGGCCGCGTCGGTCACGAACTCACAGAAGTACTCGCGGAGCGCGGTCGTTGTGGTCGGTGACGCGGTTCCGGCCACGATAGCGTCCACGAGCGCGTCCGGCTCACCTGCTTCCTTGAGGAACTCGGCCTTGACCTCGGGAGCCACTCTCGGGTTGTCCAGCAACGTGAACTTCACCGTCGCGTTCCTGCCGGCCAAGTCCTCGTAAATGGCCACTGAGTCGTGTCCGGGTGAGCGGCTCGGGGTCGTCGCCAGCAACACGCGTCCCCCGGTCGTCAGCGTCATGGGCATGACGACGCTCGACACAACGTAGGCCAAGTCGTCCATCGTTCCACACTCGTCGAGAATCACAAGGTCTGCCGCACCACCTCGAAGGTTCTCGGCGTGCTCGCCGTTCACACCCTTGAACCGAATAGTGCTCCCGTTCTTGAACGAGTAGACCTTCTGCTGCCGGTCGTAGTCTGGACGCAAGGTCGCTGGACAGTCCGGCAACAGGTGTCCGTCCACGATGTCGGTCACGATGTCGGCAGCGTCCTTGCCGGTCGGGGCAAGGTAGAGGATGCGACTCAGCGGCTTCTTGAGCGCGGTCTCGAACGCTTCCAGTACCAGCGTGAAGCTCTTGCCCAAGCGCCGCGAGCACAGGAGAAAAAATTTCCTTTCTCGCGTGGCCGAGAGCGATGCCTTGATGCTCCGCTGCGTAGCGTCCAGCTTGTAGGTCAGGTTGCCACGCGACCAAAGAGCGGTCGCGGCTCGACGGGCCAGTTCGCGTTGGATGTCCTCGGGCGAAAACGTAGGGGTCATGCCGCCTCGATGCGCGCCCGAGCGATAACGAGGTACTCGTCCTCGCGCTCGATGCCGATGAAGCCGAAGCCACCCTTGGCCGCTGCCACGCCCGTCGTGCCGCTGCCAAGGAACGGGTCGAGGACCACGCCACCGGGAGGCGTCACGAGACGGATGAGCCAGTCCATGAGGCCGATGCTCTTCACGGTCGGATGAACATTGGTCGCGCCCTTCTCGGACCTCGACGGCTTCGCTTGATATCGGAACACAGGGAAGAAGCGAGATGCGCCGCCGCTATCATTGTGTCCGCGTGGCAGATCTTCTTTTCGATCCGCAAGTTGGTAAGACGATCCGGGGGCGTTGGTGCCATTACGCCCCGCAGATCTAACCGACTTCGTGACACCGCTCTGCCCATCCATCTCGGCGACCGCGCAGTCGTCCGCGCACGCGCCCTCGGTACAGTCCTCGGTGTGGCTCAAAAGCAGGTTCGGCGGCCAGCGTCCTTCGGAGGTCAAAGCCTCACACGGACCGTTGTCTACCGATCCGTGGAATCCCATGCCTCGACCCTGCGCCCAGCGCAAAGGTTCGTCTCCCTTAGCCGCGACGACTCGACTCGCGTCGATGTTTAGCGCACCCGTGCCGTACCGCTCGACGTTCGCCGCCACGGTGCCGACGAGGGGCTTGCGGACCAGCCACCAATGCTCCGAGGCGGGCTTGAGAGCGGTTCCCCAGCCGGTCCACGCTCCGTCTAGATTGTGCGACTTCGGAAACCCCGACCCAAAACAGTGAACGATGCAATCTCTGACATCGAACCCAGCGTCTTCCAACGCAGTCGCCGTCCAGTGCGACGTCCTCGGCAGCGCCCACACCAGTGCGTGTCCGCCGGGCTTGAGAACGCGCAGCGCCTCGGCCATGACCTCGGCCATCCACGCAATCCACTGCCTCCGGCCGCCCTTGTCTTCGTCCCACGCCTTGCCCATAAACGCGATGCCGGCGGGCGGGTCCGTCACCACCGAGTCCACGCTCGCGTCGGGCAAGGTCCGCAGGACCGCAAGACAATCCCCGTGGCGCAGGGTCGGGGCTACACGCTTCGGAGCAAAAAGGTCCATCGTCATTCCTCGTCATCCCCCGGCCACACAGCCAACAACATCGCGATAATGCAGATGACCGCGACGACCTTCATCAAGGTCACGAACGCCTGTGGACTCAGCTCTTGCATCGGGTCACCGTAGCACGTCGCATGTCCGTAGTCAGCATGGCGGAAGTTCGGTCGACATGACGGAAGTTCAATCGACATGGCGGAAGTTCGGTCGACATGACGGAAGTTTGGTTGACATGATGGAAGTTCGGTCGACATGACGGAAGTTTGGTTGACATGATGGAAGTTCAATCGACATGGCGGAAGTTCAATCGACATGGCGGAAGTTCAATCGATATGGCGGAAGTTCGGTCAAGGTCAAAAGTCTTGAATAAAGGTTACTTTGTTTGGAGGGGAAAATTTCAGTGGGGGCTTGTGCTAGCGCAGGGCGGGCGGAAGGGGTGTGGCCCCCCCCCCTACCCCCTACCCCTTGGGGTTGATATCGCTGCGGTCCACTACATATTGTGTCGTATCCGGGCCCGCCCGCCCCGATACAGGGGGACGGGGGACGACGATCCGCCGGCGCGGGGCGCGGACCAGGGGAGGGGGGAGGGGCGTTACAGGCGTCCCTGCTACAGGGCAGGTCGGTACTGTGACAGGGACAAGGGGCCGGAGCGGGGCTTCGAGCGCCTCCGGAGGGGCGTCCGGGAGGCTTTCGAGCGCGGGCGATAGGGCCTGCGCCGGTAGCACCACGACGGGCCGTACCGTGTGCGGGGCTAGTGTCTGCGCTAGGCGCTCCAGCTCCGCGTCCGCGAGCGCGGATAGAGCGTCGCTCGAGCTGGCGTCCACGGACAGGGACAGGGTCGTTTCGACCGCCTTGCCGAATCCGCGGTCCATCAGCATTCCCACAGCCGTCGTCCGGTCGCGAGGGTGCGCGTCCTCATCGAAGGCAAGGGACACAAGAACGTCGATGAGCTTCTGGCCCCCGTTCGTTGCGTCACGCACCATCTGAGCGATGGACCGCGTCTTTGTATAGGTGACGTTTGCACTGGGAAGCGCCCAGGCTGTGGCGGGAGGCTTGTACGTCATAGGCGCTTTCACCCCTTTTGGACACCTGTGGCATAACGCCACACACGTTACACGGATAGTGGGGCAAAACGCCACACTATAAAATAGTTCACCTGCCCCTTAATCTTTTCTTGACCCGTGGCGATGATGGGGGTACAAGCACGAAATCACCGAACGGCGTAGGGCCGGACGGACACTGACAAGGGCTGCGGACCGCGGCCGGAAAGAGGGAAAACATGGGAACACTAGGTGAAAAGCTCCAACAGACTCTGATTGACCTGCAACGGGCGGCGGATGATGCCCGAATTGCTCGTGAAGACGTTATCGCAGCGTGGGAGGAACACGACTACGAGTGGCTCGTGACTGCTGGTTACCTGACCCAAACTGACGTGGAGAACGCCTGATGTCTGAGGCGCAAGGGCTTTTCTTGGAGGCCATCGCCTCCCGTTACCGTCGTGCCCTTGCGCGTGCCGTTAACGCTCGTCTTTTCACGGAAGGTGTTTAACATGGACGGCCTGATTTCGAACGCTTTTACGACCCTACCTATGCTCATCCTCATGGGCGGCGTCATTTACCTGTGCCGCAAGGGATTCTTCGGCCCGCATCAGTAACTGCTTCACCGTCCGGCGGCATGGTGCCACCGGACCCACGCACGGGCCGCACAAGCGGCCGGAGTCTACTAATGCAAGCCATTCGCACAAGGTTCGCCGGACCGACCGACACTCGCGGCGCGCGCATCGTCGCCACGTCACACTACGGCCGGACCGTGTTTGCGTACGACTATGCGCTGTCGGCGGGCGAGAATCACGTGGCTGCGGCCGCCGCTCACGTTTCGGCGCGCATGAACCCCTGCGGACCTTACGCACTCACGTCCGGCACCTTGCCGGACGGGTCGCACGCCCACGTCGTCGCCGTCACGGTGGGGGTGTAACGTGACGCAGGAATACACGATGGTTGAAGCGGGGCTTTCTCCCGCGACGTCGCCCGAATATCGCGCGCAATTCAAGCGCGCGAAGAAGCTTTTCGACGCCTCTCAGCGCCGTCCTTCCTACGGTCAGGGCGCGTCGGTCGTTGTTTCGGAGGACGTCGAACCGGGTTTGCCGAAGCGCCCGATTCCGTGCATTTATCCCGAAAAGATCGCACGTCCTTATGGTCCGCCAACCGGATTCAACCTTGATTCGGACTATGACGATTTGCACGATATCGCATGGACGAAACCGACACGCGACACGCTGGTTATCGTTTATCGCGGTGCCGATGGAGGCGAAGGTACGGTCCGGATGCGTATGCCGATGCCGGAAGACCATAACGCCGTCGCCTCATTTAACGATATGAAAAGCGACTATTTGCGAAAGCTAACCGGCGGGTCCGGTTTGGTCGATACCCGGACCGTGGTAGACGTGCTCCACGCCATGGACGCAAAGCCGGTCAAGGTGGCGAAAGCCGCGAAAGCCCCGAAAATCGATTCCGTGCCGGTGCCGGTGCCGGAACCCGTACCGCAACCGACACGCGATGATGCGGCACGTTCGCGCGTCGTCTACCTGGAAAGCGTGGTGGCGGAATTGCGCGATGAGGTGATTCGATTGACTAACGAATTGAACGATGCCCGTGAGTGCGCGGACACGGATGCGGCGGACGCAATGCGCGCACGTGAGACCGTTGCCGAACTGCGCGCGGAGATCAACGGTCTGCGGTATTTGCGGCCGAAAGGCGATGCGCCGCCCGTCGTTCTTTTCAACCCTATTGTGCGGGCGTAGCCGTGGCCGAATTCAAAAACATTTCAATCCGTTGCCCGTTGCCTCTTGTGCAAGCGGTCGAAGCGCTCCGGGACCAACGCGCGGCTGATAACCCCTATCAGATCCCCAGTATCGGCGCGGTATATCGGGAGCTGCTAGCCCGCGGCCTGGATAGTGTAGCAACCGAAAAGAGCGGCCGGAAGTAGCCGCGACATACACCTAGCACCGGAGCCCCGTCGCCTATCCAGGCCGCGGGGCTCCGGTCGTTTCTCCCGGCCGGTTCGATAATCGTACTGCGACGAACGGAGACGCCCTACGACGGCCGGAGACGCCCTACGACGGCCGGAGACGCCATACGAAGGCCGGAGACGCCCTACGACGGCCGGAGACGCCCTACGAAGGCCGGAGACGCCCTACGACGGCCTACGACGGCCTACGACGGCCTACGACGGCCTACGACGGCCTACGACGGCCTACGACGGCCTACGACGGCCTACGACGGCCTACGACGGCCGCTTACCGACGCCCTTGGCCGTCGGTTCGCCAGCCCTCTTTCGTTTCGAGCCGCGTCAAGCGCCCTTCGAGCGCCGCGACCGACGACAGGACCGACGACGCCGAAGACGCCGCTCTTTCAGCGGCCTCTTTCGCGTCTGTAGAGGAATTTCGGTATACGCGCGCGTGGGAGACAAAAATCTTCTCTAGGGCCCACGCGCCCGCGAGGGCGAGGAGGCCGAGAGAGACCGGAAGGGAAGGGTCGACGATGAGTCGAAGACCGACACCGACCGAAAGAGCCTCGATGACGGTGACTTCAAGGGGGGTTTGGGGGATTCGCATTTACTGCGGCCCCTTGCCGACGAGGAACGCCCGCGCCATCTCCGTTCGCAGGGCCGCGCTCGCCGCCGCCCGTCCGAGCGGTCCGTGCAGAACCTTGACGCTCGTGACGACCTTGCCCTCGGTCGTCGCGTGTAGGACCGCGTAACCGCCCTTGGCTTTCACGAGGCTGAGCCACGGCACCGTGGGGAGGCAATCGTCGTCCGCGTGCGTTGTAGGGCCGTTTACGGCCTCGCTAGAGTCATCCTTCTTCGGTCGTGGCATGTCATCGCCTCCTTGATTGATTGAGCCGGACCCGGTTGGCCGGCGACGGGTTGAGCCGGTAAGCCTCACGGGCGGCCTTGTACGGGGGACTATCGAGCGGTCCATCGTCGAAGGCGACCGCGTCTTCCAGCTCGACGGTCTCCACGGGGATGTCCTGCCCGTGATGCGGGATGTCCACGGTCATGACGTCTCGGTTGGCTGCGTTCTTCGCACGGTACACTTCGCGCCGCTCGTCGGTTGACCACGCTACTGAAGTCTCGCCCCGGAAGTCCGCCCCGTAAAAGCGGTCGTTGAAGTCGGCGAGCCACTGCCGCTCGTCGGCCGAAAGAAAATCCGCGTAGTCCTGGTCGACCCGCCAAGCGACCGAGCGGGGAAAGGTCGAGGCCGCAAGGCCGGTGGTGCCGCCTCGCTTGCAGTTCGTGGCCCTCGCCTTTCGACCGCGCATTCCCACGCCTAAGCCACCTCGGACGATGCGACCGCCTCGGTCGTCGGTCGGTAAAGGTGCGCCGGACGACCTCGACGTCCGCTCGGCGGGGCCTTGGTCTGAACGACCCTGCCTTCCTCGACGAGCCGTTCGAGGCTGCGGGTGCAGGTCACCTTGACGAAGCCGGTGATGGTCATGAGCTGGACGAGTGACTCAGCGCCTGCGTGCAGAGCCTTGAGGACCAGAAGGTCGGTCTCCCGCTGGCGCGTCTCACCGTGCGGGAAGCCCTTGAGGACGTCGGGGGCCTGACACCGCTTGCGCCACGACCCGTCCAAGTTCTTCCGCCACCAGGAAGGGCGGTCCGCAGGACCAACCGCCCCGTCGTCTCCGACAGGAGACGACCCTGAGGCATCAAACACGGCCGCGTCGTCCTTCACCACCTCCGCAGCCGTGTTGGGTCCGAACGTAGCCGCGAGTATTTCGTGCACGAGGTCAATCGCCTGTGTGTTTTCCGCCATGCCGTCTTCGTATCCGACCTTGATGTTTTTGTCTACTGCCCTCCGCCCGTCGTCTTCGTCCCGGTCGTCCCGGCGTCTTGTACCAAGTCGAAGTTGGTTTACCAAGCTGTGTCCCTATGGCCACAAGAATATGCTTGTGCTTCTTACCTCTTAATGTACTTTATTATATACTTAAATAGGTCATGGTGTACATATATATCACTTTTTGCTAGAAGGTGGACTGGGTCTGGATGGATCTGGATCAGTCTTAAATACATCTACGCGGAAAGCCTAATCCAAACGGCAAATCGTGATTTTTTGGGGTCGGTTCGACTTGGATTTGAGAGGCCCCTACTTGGTACACTCGACAAGCTCATGGACTATACCTTAAAGATCACTTTGTACCAGATGAACCAACCCGCGGGTCGATGTACCAAGTCGCCGGACTCCGCCTAAGCCTTTTTGGTGCAGCGGCTCAAGTACCTTCTCAGATCATGACCTGCTTCTTTTCTTGACCTCCATCGCTTGGCGTGCGACCCTCCGGGCATGACGAAAACACCCCCTCTCGCCTTCGACCTCACCCTCTTTCCCTCCATCTTTCACTACGCTGGGGTCCATCGGGCCTCGTCGTGGGCCGATCTCGTCGAGGCTTTCGGCACCCATCTACGGACGGAAGACAAGACCTCGACTCCCGGCTTCGGACCTTACAGGTTGCACGACCGAGCGTGTGACCGGCCGAAGCATCCGAAGACGGCGCATCGTTGCGATGTCTGCGTCGATGCCGTCAGCCTTGCCGTGTTCGACGTGGACTGCGGGGCTTACGGCGAGGTCGAGCGGTGCGATGCCCTGCTCTCTTCCTATGCCCGTCTTTGGTACTCCTCTCACTCCTATCGGCCGGAAGCCCCGAAGCCGTCCCTTCGCCTCATCCTCCCGCTGGCGAAACCCGTACCGGCCGAGCGGTGGTCGACGTGGCGTGCGAACTTCATCCGGGCGTTCCACGTCCCCGCCGACGTCAAGAAGTGCGGAGGGCTTTCACATTTTTATTACGCCCCGAGCTGCCCGCCGGACGTCGAGCCGGTCGCCGTGCAGCACGAAGGCCCCTACTTCGACCCCGAGACCGTCCCTTCCGTGGCCTACCGACGTCTCGGCCTCCCGCTCGTCGAGCGTAAGCCCGTCGATCCGTCCGCCCCGGACGACGACCGGCTCCAACGTATTCGTGGACGCTTGACGCAGACCATCTCCGGCCTTCGCCGGTCCGGTAAGCCCGACGCCATCGACCGCCGCGCGGTCTTCGAGAACCTCCTTGCGGGCCGTCCCCTCGCCGAGCGCGGCTCCCGCAATCAGACCACCACCCGCGTCGTCTTCGACCTCGTGCGTAGGTTCGAGGACCTCACGCTCGGTGAGTGTTGCGCGCTCATCCGACCGAGCCTGGCGACGATGATTTTCGCCGGCTCGCGTCTTACCGAGGCAACCGTGGCTCGAATGTACGAGACCGCACGTTTCAAGATGGAAGCCCAACGGGAGTCCGACGCTCGTATAGAGGCCATGCTTCGCGAGCGGTTGGGTCTACCGCCGCTCTAGCCACCGCCCGTAGTCGGTCCCGAACAAGCACTAGCCAACCAGCCCCTGCGTAGGGTAGGGGTGACACCACACGAGGGGCGCATGACCACACCGTCCGAGACCCTTTCTCAAGCTGACGAAGCGCAGTTCCTTCATGCAGTCGCCGAGTTCGCCTACTCGGTTCCTCACGAGAAGTTCATCTACCGGAATCAGGGCCGGTGGCAGGACGGCACACCCGTCACCGAGCGAGGCATCCGGCAGTTTCTCTTGGCCCGACACTACCCGCCGGACGTGGTGGACATGGTGGTCGGCAAAGGTCTGTACCATCGAGCCCTCAGCCTTGAGATTCTCCCGAACGAGCCGCCGGTCGTCCGCACTCCGGCCGGTCAATGCGTCATCAATCTCTGGAGCCCGCCGCGTTACACACCGGCCGAGACCGCCAGGCCCATGCCGCGCATCGAGACCTTGCTTCGGTGGCTGACGTTCTGCCCGACCAACGACCCGAACGAGGAGCAGCTCGAAGGCTTCCGGTGGGTGCTTCACTGGATGGCGCGGAAGATTCAGAACCCTGCGCTGCTGGCGATGGTGGCTCCCATCTTCGGCACCTCACCGGGAGCGGGCAAAGGCACGCTCTTCAACATCATCGCGCTCATGCTCGGCGAGGATAACTGCGAGACCGTGGACCGCAGCCAGCTCGAGAGCAAGTACACGCCCTGGGCGAAGGCACTTTTTGTTTTCGGCGACGAGATCAAAAGCCACGACAACCAGAAGGACGTCGAGGAGCGGCTGAAGCTGCTCATCGCCTCTCCGAAGATGATGGTCGAGGTCAAGAACGTCAACGCCATGACGCTTCCGAATAGGAAGGCGTGGATGTTCGCCTCGAACGACAAGATCAGCCCTATCCGAATCGAGGCGGACGACCGCCGGTACAGCTACTTCAAGAATCACCTCCCCATCACCGCGCAGTATCGGGCGCTCCTGCGGTCGTGCTACCTGCCGGACGGGACCGGCTTCGACCCGGAGTTCGTCGAAGAGGTCCGGTCGTTCTGGCGAATGCTCTTGGACTTGGAGGTCGAGCTCCCTTTCGCCGCCGACCCTTTCCGCAACGAGTCACGTTCGGCCCTCGTGTCGTCGAGCCACGCGGCCCACGACGTCTTCACCCAGCGGCTGGAAGAGGACGGCATCGACGCGCTTATCGACGACCTCCTCGACAGCCCGAAGGGGCTGAAGTTCCGAGGCGACCAGAACCGGAAGGAATGGGACTTCGGCGAGCACGGTGTCGCCAAGAACGTGGTGTACGAGGCGTATCGTGTTCACTGTGAGGCGGAAGGTCGCCACGCCATGAGTGCCAACCGCTTCGGTCCGGTGCTTCGGTCCGTGGAAGGCGTGGTCGAGGGGCGACACTGGGCACCGAGCGGGAAGAACGTCCGAACGTGGGTGCTGCCGCGACTCGACGCCAAGAGGCAAAGCGCCGAGGTCCACAATTCCTCGTGGTCCGACGTCGCCTAGACCGCTACCCGTGGGGGCTTGAAATAAAGGTTACCGTAGCACATACTCCTCTCGCTCAAGGCGTCGTAGGGGCGTCCGAGGCACTCACCCGCACTACCCGAGGGTATTATGATCAAGCATCACGACCCTGAGTTCGAGACCGTCATCGATAACGAACGCCCCCGTTTCGGCCGCATCCGGTGGTACCTTGCTCGTCGGCTGCTCGCGGCACTGAACCTCGTTGAGGGTCGTTGTCAGCGTCTTCGCGAGTGGGCCTTGCAGGAAGCCGTGGAGTCCAGCCCCGACTTCGAGACGTTCCAGAACTGGGTGACCGAGCACTACGCCGCTCGTGGCCGGAAGGTCACGGTCGGAGTCATCAAGGCCACCGTCCCGCCGGTCGTTCCGACCCCGCCGCCGACGCACGCCAACCCCTCGACGTGGGTTCACTGACATGACCCTCCGCTCCGTCTCTGCCACTCAGATCAAGCAGCACCGTTCCTGCGCCCTTCAGTGGTACCTTCAGCGGGTCGAGGGTTGGACGATGCCTCAGTCCCCGAGCCAGGCTCTTGGCGAGGCCATCCACCTTCAGGTCGAGCAGTACCTCCTCGACGGTAAGCAGCCCGACCTTCCGAGCGTCGAGAACGCGATGAAGAAGGGCTACGTCCCGCCGACCGGAGGCGCGTACCTCGTCGAGGAGCCAAAGGACTACGCCATGCGTATCTTGGCCGCGGACGTTCCGGTCAAGGGACGCATCGACCTTCTCGTTCCGCCGGCTGCGGGCGAGAGCCTCGTGAAGGTCGTGGACTGGAAGTCGGCCTCGTCGTTCCGGTACGTTCCCGAGCCGGACACCCTAACGCGCGACGTCCAGGGCGTGCTGTATCTGCGCTACGCCTTTGAGAACTACCCGTTTGCAACGACCGGCCAGTTCCGTCATGTGTACCTGCTGACCAAGGGAACCGGCTCGAAGAAGGTCGACGCCGAGGTGGTCGACCGTCCGTTCATCGACGCACAGTGGAAGCATATCGAGGCCACCGTCGAGGGCATGAAGGCCACCGCGACCCGTCCCTTGCCGGTCGTGGCTCAGACTCAGGCCAACCTTTCGCACTGTTCGGCATACGGGGGGTGCAGCTTCCGAGACCGCTGCCCCGCCGCTTCCAAAGGTCTTGTGGCATCACTCATCGAGGCCGAGCGACAGGGCTCGGTCGTGTCCGAGGGAATCGACATGTCCACGCTTGCAGAGAAGCTACGTCTTCGCCGAGAGGCTACACAGTCCACCCCGACCCCGGTCGTCGTCGAGCCGGTCGTCGAGCCGGTCGTCGTCGTCCCCGAGGTCGTCGAGCCGGTCGTCGTCATCGAGCCGGTCCTCGCGGTGAGCATCGTCCCACCGGACGCTCCAGGTGGCGACCTCGTCCCCGAGCGCAGCGAAGGCATCATGGCCACCCTAGCCAAGCGCCGCGTGGCGAAGGCGGTCGAGCCGGTCATCGTCCTACCCGAGAAAGACCGCTTCCTCGCCATCGCCGAGGCTGCTGGCCTTGTCGTCGAGCCGGTCGTCGTCACCCTTTCACCTGCGAAACTTCGAGAGAACCTGAGACAAGCGGGTGCTTTAGGCGTTGACCAGGCGACGTTTGGCGACGAGCCGGTCCGTCAGCCCGACCCCGACGTCGTGGCCGCAGCCAACACCATCCGAGAGAAGTGGATAGCCGAAGGAGAGAAGCGGCCGCTGAGCCTGTACGTTGACTGCTACCCGGAGAAAGCCGATTTTGATTCCCTGCGTGCGTTGGAAGACGAGATTGCCGCTCGAACCCCGTCGCTCTTGGAGCACCTGCGGAAGACCTCGCCCAAGGACGTCCCCGAAGGCTCGGTGGACCTCGGTGAGGTACTCTTCGGCCGCGGGTATTCCACGCTCTCGGCCTCGTTCGTCATCAAGCCCATCTCGGGACCGTGGACCGTGTCCACGCTCGGTCCGGCCTCTAGCAAGGCGCTAGAGGTTTTGCTGCCCAAGGCCACGTTCGTGGTTCGAGGTCGGAGGTAGTCATGCGTTCGACACAGTTCGCTTTGCAGGGCAAGCAGTTCCGTCTGGAGACAGAGATTAATGGCGACCGACGCTACATTGATCAGAACCGCGTCGAGTGGTCCGACCAAGACCTCATCCAGTTTGCTGGAGAGGCTGCGGCAACGACCGCCATCGCCTACGCCCTCCGCGACATCGAGCGTTACGGCAACTACCGCGTACCCGACGAGCGGTAACGCTCTCGTCGAGCGAGTACGAGCAGCGGCACAGAAGCTGGGACTTCACATCCCGGCTTCTTCCCCCGTACCGCCAAAGCCGTCGCTTCCGCCCGTGCGGGAAGCAAACATGGGCGGGTTTGCCGTCCGGCCCTCGGCCGAGCTTGACCGCATTCTTGCCGTCCCGAGGCGAACGGCCTCAGTCACACCGGACGAGGTCGCCAGCCTTCATGCCGACCTATGCCATCCGACCGGCACTCGTCGGCTCCGGCCTATCCAGGCGCTCGCTCTGGCCGAGGCCCGACGAGCGAACGGTCTCTTCGCGCCCATCGGCGTGGGCGCAGGGAAGAGCGACATCGCTCTCCTGCTCCCGAAGGTGATGAAGTCGAAGGTGGCCGTGCTCCTCGTGCCAGCGAGCCTTCGAGAAAAGGTGTTTCGACAGGACTACCCGACCTTGGTCACGCAGTACCGGCTACCGAGGCTGGCGAACGCGAAGGTGCAGGTCGTCGAGGCGGGCTGTCTGTTGCACGTTCACAGCTACAACGAGCTGTCGAGCCCGCTGAAGCACGACCTCCTCGACCAGCTCGCACCGGACCTCATTATCTGCGACGAGGCCCACGCTCTTCGCCACCCGTCCGCCGCCCGTACTCGAAGGTTCCTCCAGTACTTCAAGGCGCATCCCGACACTCGGCTATGTGTGCTCTCGGGGACCATGACCTCGAAGAGCATCAAGGACTACGCTCATCTGGCCTTGCTGTCTTTGCGTGACAACACGCCGGTTCCGACGAAGTACACCATCCTTGAAGAGTGGGCGGCGGCAATCGACTCGGCACCCGTTCCGGCTCCGCCAGGGGCGCTGGTCCGGTTGTGCGAGCCTGGCGAGCAGACTCGTGAAGGCTTCCGCCGCAGGGTCGTCGAGACACCCGGTGTCATCGCCACCACGGACGGTTCGCTCGGCACGAGCCTCGTTCTGTCGGCTCGACCGCTCCACGCCACGCACGCCATTCGCGAGGCCCTTCGGGTCATGCGAGAGACATGGACGACGCCGGACGAAGGCGAGGCGTTCGACGAGATACTGACGCTGCATCGGTACTTAAGGCAGCTTGCGGCAGGGTTTTACTACCGATGGATTTGGCCAAAGGGCGAGTCCGCGCAGGTCCGAGCAAACTGGACGGAAGCTCGCAAGGCATGGAACCGCGAAGTCGCGAACTTCCTGACCTACCGCGCCCAAAAAGGCATCGACTCGCCGATGCTGTACGCGAAGGCGTGTGCCGAAGGACGGCTGTCGAGCATGAACTACGAGCGGTGGGCAGCTGTGAGGAACACGGCCAAGCCCGAGGTCGAGGCCGTGTGGCTCGACGAGTACCTTGTGGACGACGCGGTCGCGTGGGGCAACCACGCCCCCGGCATCGTCTGGTACGAGCACGCTTCTCTCGGCGCGGCCATCTCCCGCAAAGGCGGGTTCCCACTCTTCGGACCGGGTGCCGAGGGCATTCTGAAAGAGCGGGGAACAAGGACTATCGTCGCCTCGATCAAGGCGCACGGTACGGGCAAGAACCTGCAAGGGTTCAGCCGAAACTTGGTGACGACCTCGCCCACTTCGGGTACGGTTTGGGAGCAGTTACTCGGCCGAACACATCGGCCGGGACAAGAGGCGGACGAGGTGACGGTCGACGTGTACCGTCACACCTTGGAGATGCGTTCAGCGGTGAACAAGGCACTGCGAGACGCCGACTACCAGCAGACAACGACCGGCAACCAGCAGAAGCTGCTGTCGGCTACCTACACCTTCCGAGACGATGAATGACACGCAAGAAGCAAAGACCGTGTCCGTTTGAGGGATGTGGTCGACTGACCTGGAGCAGCTCATCCTATTGCGCCGAGCATGTCGGCTTGGCGAAAACCTGCGTCTATGACGCCTGTGGCGTTCAAGTGGCGTTTTGGAACCGTTCGCGCTTGTGCAAGGAACACAACTGGCTGGCAAGTAAATGACCCGCCCCGTAAACAGCACGGCGGCGGGTCTCGCTCGAACCACCACATCCAACGTCGTCGAACCCGAGGCCACGGGCTTGCGCCCATGTCCACCCAAAACGGGTGGGTCCGCTCCGTAGAGTCGGTCAAGACACCGTACCCGAAGAACAAGGCAGACACCATGATTTTTGAGCCCCCCGAAGGCGAATCCGTCCACATCGTCTGCTACCTTTCCGGTGGCGCGTCCATCCGTGCAGGCGAACAGTGGTTCTGGTGCGGCTCCATGAAGAAGAAGGCTTGGAACGAGGGCGAGGACTGTGAGTCTCACGCCCAGTTCTTTCTCACGGTCGAGCGGGCCATCATGTTCGCTCGGGGCGCTGGCTGGATAGGGGAATGACGATGGAAGCTAATCAACCCAACGACAAGAACGTCGCCCTTGACCGACTGAAGCACAAGCCATCGGCTGACGAGACCGACGCGGGCCTCGTGGGTCGTCCGACACCCGCCTTTGTCGGCGAAGCCAAGGCGTTCTCCATGCCTCCGCCGCCCACGAACTCGTCGAAGACAACCATCGAGGAGATGGGCGCTATCCGGCGCATGCTCAAGGACCTGACCGACAGCCAAATCTTCCGCATCCGGCACGAGGACCAACCGGACGTAGACAAGCTGTTCGTCGAGGTGCTGGAGCAGCATGGTTTCGTCGTGACCAAGAAGCTGCGGAAGGAGATGGACGAACTATCCAAGCAGCTCGCGACCATCGGCTGGCACTACAAGCTGCGGTTCAAGAGGATGCGCCCTCAGGAGTGGCTGCGGGTCAAAAAGTACAAGACCATTCTCCCGACAGCCAAGACCGCGAACTCCCCGTCTTATATATCCAACCACGCCCTCATTGGCGCGTTCTTGGCGAAGTACCTGGGCGAGAAGTTCCCGAGAGCAAAGCCTACGCTCGACGAGTTCGGCCGACAGGTTGGCTGGAACCGAGTGAGAGCAGGGTGGCATTGGCCCTCGGACTACTCGATGGCGAGGCAGCTTGCCGAGCACCTTTGGAAGCACTTTGACGAGAAGGGAATCAAGTGAGCGCACGAATCGTCGCCACCACCCAGCCCGCCTCGTGGCTCGTCGAGCGAGGGGTCAAGACTGCCGAAGCTCTCATCGTCTACACTGCCCGCGTATCCAGCCCGCACAATCAGGACAACCACAACACGGGCGAGAAGCTGCTCCGGTACTGCCTTGAACACGGTCACTGGTCCGTCTTCGAGACAGCGAGCATGACGGTCGAAATCGAGACGACTCGTGCCATAGCGGCTCAGTTTTTGCGGCATCGGTCGTTCACCTTCCAAGAGTTCTCACTTCGGTACGCACGCTCGACCGGACGAGCGGTCGTTCCTTCCGCTCGACTGCAAGACGAGAAGAACCGACAGTCCTCGCTTCCGAACTCGGACGAGACGTTGGACTGGTGGTGGCTCGCCGAAGCCGGCCGAGTCATGGACGAGGCTGAGGAAATCTACCGCCAAGCCATCACCCGAGGCATCGCCAAGGAGGTGGCCCGCATGGTCTTGCCTCTCGCCACACCGACCCGCCTCTACATGACCGGCTCGGTGCGGTCGTGGATTCACTACCTCAAGACCCGCCTCGACCCGGCCACACAGCTTGAGCATCGGCTCGTTGCCGAGCAGATAGCCAACGTCTTCAACGACGAATTCCCTGTCGTGTCGGAGGCTTGCGACGTATGGAAAAAAGTTGTTGACCTCTACAACGAGGAAGCCTAAAAGGCCGTCAGCGGTCGGGACTTTCCCGACCCGGTGGGCCGAAAGGCCGGTGAGGTCGAAATGGCGATTTGGGATGGCATTGAAAACGTGGTTGCTTCGCAGAAGCTTCCGTTCCTTAACGTGGGCAGCTACCGTGTCTCGCTCGTGAGGGCTGAGGAGGGCATGGGCGGTCTGACCAAGGAGCCCTACTTCCGCGCGACGTACCGTGTAGTCTCGTCCACGGGCGAAGGCTCGACGTCGACCGGCACGGTCGCGTGCGTGGTCTTCAAGAAAGACAAATACAACTATTTCCTCAAGGATATCAAGAACCTGTGCGCCGCTATCCTTGCGGTCCCGGCGCACGAGGTCACGGGCGAACTCATCACCGGCATCGTCGACACCGACGAGGCCACGGGCGTCGAGTTCCAGATTGACGTCACGAGCGAGGCCAAGAAGAACGGCCTCGGCAACGTCACCAAGCACCGCTTCTTCGCGGTGGCCGATGGCGGCGCGAACGCTCCTGCTCCGTTCTAGTTCAAGGCGAGGCTGAGGGGCCTCGTCACAAAAAGCCGACCGCTTGCCACAGTCCGACCTCGGTTTCCCCTCTCCGAGTGCACGGTCCCTGCCTGTGGTGAGCGGTCGGCCTCTCTTTTCAAGGCGCTGCGGGGCGCTACGAGGGTGACCATGTTAGCAAAGATTCTCAGGGCGTTTTTCCCTAAGCCGATGACCGAAGACGAACGTCGCTGGGCCACCGTGCTCGCCGTGTCGTGTGAGCGTGTGCGATGAACATCGTCGCCTTCGACACCGAGACTCATCTCATTGCTCCGGGCTTGCTCACGCCAAAGCTCGTGTGCGTGTCCGTTCGCCTCGACTACGAGGACTGCGGCACCCTGCTCTTCGACCGCTTTGAAGGCACGAACTACGTCGAGTCTCTGCTCAACGACCCGCTGAACCACCTCGTCGGTCACAACGTCGCCTACGACCTCGGGGTGCTCTGCGCTCGGAGGCCGGAACTGCTGCCTCTCGTTTTTGAGGCGATGGACGCGGGTCGTATCTGGGACACGAAAGTCCGCCAAGAGCTGCTCGACATCGCCTCCGGTCGAAGTGCTCGTAACGGTGCTACGTTCGCCTTGCGTAACGGCGAGTGGGTCAAGGCCGGTTACTCGCTCGCGGGTCTGTCCGGTCACTACTTGGGCAAGGACCGCTTCGCCGAGAAGACCGACGCGAATGCTTGGCGACTGCGGTACGCGGAGCTGGAAGACGTGCCGCTGACCGAGTGGCCCGTCGAAGCGACTCACTACGCCAAGGAAGACGCCGAGGACACGCTCGCCATCTTCCTGAAGCAGGGCGGCGTGGACGGTGCGCTACCCACCGAGCAAGAGCAGGTCCGAGCGGCATGGGCGCTGCATCTGATGTCCGTGTGGGGCGTGAGGACCGACGCGACCTCGGTCGTCGACCTGGAGCAGCGGCTCCTCGCCGAACAGGTCCGCCTCCGCAAGCGGGTCATTCAAGCAGGTATCCTCGTTCCCAAGCGTGTCCCCGAAGACGAGGCCGAGTTCCATGAAGAGGTCGTCAAGCGCAAGAAGGCGTCCAAGAAGGACTTGCAGCCCGCGCTCGACGGGTCGTCGGTTGAGATTGAGTACGAAGACGGCGTGGCTTACGTCGTCACGCGAACCACGGTCCCGATGCGCTGGGCGAAAGACAGCAAGAAGATCGAGGCGTACACCCAGCGTTACTTAGCCCGAAGGGGTAAGGACGTCGAGCTGACCGCCACGGGGCGAGTGTCGACGGCCAAGGACACGCTGAAGCAGACCGGCTCGCACCTTCTCGACCTCGTGGCCGATGGCGGCGGCGTTGATAAGGTGCTCGGCACCTACGTTCCGGTGCTAAAGGACGGCACGCAGAGGCCCATCAACGCGCGGTTCAACGTCCTCGTGAACTCGGGCCGCACCTCGTGCAGCGAGCCCAACCTCCAAAACCTCCCTTCCGGCCGAAAGGTCGGCGGGACTCGGGAGTGCTTCGTTCCCCGCGACGGGTTCGTGTACGTCTCGGTGGACTACGACACCTTGGAACTGCGCGCTCTCGCCCAGGTGTGTTTGGTGCTGTTCGGCAAGAGCGAGATGGCAGCGAGCATCAACAAGGACCGCGACCTTCACTCGCAGGTCGGCGCGACGATGCTCGGCATGACCTACGAGGCTGTGGAACAGGGCAAGAAGGTCAAGGGCTCGTCGGCCAAGACCGCTCGTGACGCGGCCAAGGTCTTCAACTTCGGCGCTCCCGGTGGTCTCGGTGCGGCATCTCTGGTCGACTACGCTCGTGCCGGCTACGGAGTCACGATTTCCGAGCAGCAGTCTCGGGAGATGAAGGCCCAGTGGCTCAAGGCGTGGCCCGAGATGGTGACCTACTTCGCGTGGATCAATCAGGCGGTTGGCCTCGGCGAGGCGGTTTTGCGTCATCCCATCACCGGCTTCGTGAGAGGCGACGTGGGCTATACCGATGGCTGTAACCATCTGTTCCAGCACCTCGCTGCCCAGGGCGCGAAGCGGGCGCTCTACCGTGCCGCTCGGGAAGCCTACGCCGAACCGGACTCCGCGTTCTTCGGGTCGCGTCCGGTGGTCTTCGTTCACGACGAGATCATCGCCGAGGTTCCCGAAGCCCGTGCGGCAACGGCTTCGGGTCGATTGTCGCAGATTATGTGCGAGGAAATGGCTCTGCTCATACCCGATGTGAAGATCACTGCCTCGCCCACGCTCATGCGGTACTGGACGAAGGACGCTGTTGAAACCTACGACACTGACGGAACGCTCGTTCCGTGGGAGAAGACCCGATGAAGATCACCGTGAAGAAGACCGACCTGTTTGCCATTTTGTCAAAAGCCTCGTCCGTGACCGAGAACAAGGCCACGATGCCCATTCTCGCAAGCGTCCTTCTCGACGCTCAGGGAGACACGGTTTCCGTGTCGGCCTACGACCTTGAGGTCGCGTACGTCGGCCTCGTGGGCGCGACCGTCGAGAAGCCGGGCAAGGTCGCCGTGTCCGCGAAGGCTCTCGGCGACGTCGTCCGGTCCCTGCCCGAAGACACGATCACCCTGCACCTCGAGAAGAACCGCCTCGTCGTGACCTCGGGCGCAGCCGAGTTCAAGCTCGCCACCTCGAGGATTGAGGACTTTCCGGCTCTGCCCGAGGGCGTGGCCGGCGTGGGTATCACGGTTGACGGTAGCGTCCTTGCCAAGCTCTTGAGCAAGGTCGGGTACTGTCAGTCCACCGACGAGACCCGATACCCTCTCAACAGCACCTTCCTCGAAGGCAAAGAAGGCAACCTCTGCGCCACGGCCACGGACGGTCACCGGCTTGTGCATTCGGTGGTTTCGTGCGCGACTCCCGACTTTGGTGGCGTGCTCGTGAGTCGCAAGACCACGGGTCTTCTTCGCCGAGTGCTGGCAGCGGGCGAGGTCCATGTCGAGGTGTCCGAGAACTCGGTGTCGGTCACGCAAGGTAGCGAGGTCATCGTCGCACGGCTCATCGACGGTCACTTCCCCGACTACGCAGCCATCTATCCGAAGACCGAGGCTAAGAGCACGGTCGACGTCAAGGAGCTCCTGTCGTCGCTCGGTCGGCTGAAGCTCGTCAACGAGGCGAACACCTGGACGGTCGGCGGCGGGACCGTGAAGTTCAAGGCCACGAACCCCGACCTCGGGGAGGTCGAGGACTGGATTCACCACGGCGGCGACGCAGCGGACTCGACCTTCGGTCTGAACGGCGGATACGTTCGCGAGGCGTTGAGCGTGATCGAGAGCGGGACCGTTGCCGCGTATTTCCCGCCCGACGAGACCACACCGCTGGTTCTGCGCTACCCGTCCATGACCGAGGGGCTGGAGGACTACGCCATTATCATGCCCATGCGGGTGAAGTAGTCATGACCCACCTCGTTTCTCTCGACCCCGGACTCCGAGGGTGCGGCGTGGCTTGGTGGCACGCAAACGGGAGCCTCGCCCACGTCGCCTACCTTCGCAATCCCATGAAGAAGGGCGACGGTCCGGCTGCTTGGATGGGGTACGACGGGACCACGGGGTTTTGGTACACGACCCGCGTCGAGCACTTCATCTCCGAGGTGCCGCAGGTCTACCGAGTCGGTGCCTCGAAGGGCGACCCGGACGACCTCATCCAACTTGCGGGCGTGGTTGGGGTGTTCTCGGCTCTCTTTACGGCCACGACCTATACGGGCGTGAAGCCGAGGGAGTGGAAAGGTCAAGTCCCCAAGGACGTTCACCACGCCCGCCTCGTGAAGACCCTGACCCCCGAGGAGCTGGCGATGGTCGAAGCGTCGGCCCCACCGAGTCTGAGACACAATGCGCTGGACGCCGTGGGCATTGGGCGGTACTGGTTCAAGACGCACCGTAGGGGTGCGACGAGGGAAACATGAACGTGTTTGTCGTATCAAGAACTTCAGGCGACGTCTCGATTCGCATGGTCGAGATCATGGGCATTCACAAGACCGAGGCCTCGGCCAAGCGGCAGCGAGAGGCGCTCTGGGAGGATCACAAGCTCTTGACCGGCGTGACCACCTACCAGTTCTCCGACTACCGTTTTCCGGCCCCGAAGAAAGTCGCGAAGACCCCGCGACGAAAGATCACGCGATGACCCCCGACCAACTCAAGGGGATTACTGACCGTGCTCGACGCATTGAGGCGAACAAGCCGCCGAACTTGGAGTGGCTGGTCGTGACCAAAGACATTCCGGCGATGATTGCTGAGATCAAGCGGCTGACCACCGAGCAAGACGCGGTTCACAGGCAGGGCATGGACCGTATGCAGCAAGCAGTCATTGACCTTCTCAACGAGCACAACGCGCCCTTGCACCTTATCGCCCGCATCGTAGAAATGGAGTACCCGTGACCGTCGTCGCCTGGAAGCGCAAGGGACCGAAGGGCTGCTACCGAGCCATTCACGAGGGCCGCATCATCCTTCTCGAAAAGGCGAAGGCTCCTTACGACCAGCTCTGGCTCATGCACGAGCCGGACGGAGCCGGTGGTCTCTCGACGAACGTCATTTTCGGCAAGACCTCCGAGCAGGCCCAGCGAGGCGCTACGGCTCTGCTCCTGCGACAGAAGCCGGGAACGGCCAAGCTGTTGGACGTTCCATGAAGTTCATCGTCGAGCTGGTCAACAACGGTCGAGGCTCTGTGACAGGGGGTCTTATCGATACGGACGACGACGGCTACAAGCTGTACGAGGTCACGGTCACGACCGACAGCACGAAGGACTCTCAGACCCGCGTCCTGCGTGACCTTGTGAGGCACCTAAACTGGTTCGTCGACCTGTCCGAGGGCGGTATAAAGTAGCGATGCTCTTTTTTCTTGACCCTTCTGTAACGCTCCGGCATACTCCCTCCCGTCGCTGGTCGTAGGGGCCGACGACGCACACCGAGGGTCGCATGGCCAAGTCCAAGTCCAAGAAGTCCCGTCCCGTCACCGACGCTACCAAGGTCGTTGCGTACATTCGCGTGTCCACCGAGGAGCAGCACCTCGGCCCCGAGGCCCAACTCGCCGCTATCGAACTGTGGGCCACCCGACAAGGCGTCACGGTCGTCGCCGTTCACCGCGACCTCGGTGTGTCCGGTGCCACGCCTCTGGCCGATTGCAAGGGGCTCATGGCCGCGCTCGAAGACCTCCGTGTTCATGCCGCCGGTCTGCTCGTTGTCGCCAAGCGAGACCGTCTTGCCCGCGACGTTATGAAGTCCGCGATGGCTGAGGCTCGTGCCGAGGCACTCGGTGCTCGCATCGTGAGCGCGGCCGGCGAGGGCGACGGTACCGACCCTGCCGCCAAACTCATGCGAACCATCATCGACGCCTTCGCCGAATACGAGCGGCTCATCATCGGTGCGCGCACGAAGGCTGCGCTTGCAGTCAAGAAGACCAAGGTCGAGCGCATCGGCGGCATTCCCTACGGCTTCTCGGACGTGGACGGTAAGCTGGTCGCCAACGAGGACGAGCAGCGGGTCATTCTTGAGGCCAAATATCTTTCTTCCACCGGGTTGTCCATGCGTGGTATCTGCGCCAAGTTCCGTATCGAAGGCGTTGTCTTCCGCAACTTCTCGTGGAACAGTCCCGCTCACGCGGACCGTCTGCTCAAGGCGGTTCTGTAACACTCACCCTAGGAGGTCACCATGTTCGTCAGCTTCCAGAACGACTCAGGCATTCGCTTTTCCGCTCACTTCTACACCCCGGCTACGGACAAGGTCGAGACGCGCCCGGTCACCGGTTGGGTGACGGGCGATGACGGTCTTACTCAGGCAACCATCCTCGTTCCAGACCAGGGCCTTCAGCTTCGCGTCGGGCAGATTCAAGGCTTTCTCGCCGTGGTCCCGAACGGCAAGGAAGAGGAGCACCAGTCGCTCCTCGACGCGAAGGTCGCAGCCATCAAGAAGGCCATCGCCGAGAAGTCGACCGACGTCAGCACTTCGTTGGCTTCCTGACGTGGGCATTCCCGGACCGAAAGCTGGCCACGGCGACCGGCTGCGCTGGATGTGCGGGGACATAGACTGCTCGCACACAGTTGGTTGCCGCGAGAAGGTCATGTACTCCGACGACGGCAACGTCCAGATTCACGGGCAACTCTCGTGGAACCAAGACGACCGCAAGTGGGACTGGTGCGTGCGGGTCGACCACTACGGCTCGTCGGACATGACCCAGCTTCAGGTCGAGGCGATGGCCGCTCGGCACGCCCGTCGAATGGCCACTCAGGTCGGGATGCTGTTCCGAGGCCCGAAGGTGGTAGCCATTGACGACGTTCAGGATTGAGCCGGTAACACCCATCAACGGTCGGCTCTTCGACCGGCGAAGGGATGAACGAGACCGCGAGCCACGCGAGCAGCCGAAGGACACATTCACGAGGGCCTTGCTGGCCGCAGGGCGCAGCCAGGAGGCCGAGGAGGCGAAAGATGACCTTTGAGTACGACATCGAGAACGAGGACGGTACCGTCTTCGACACGCTGGACTGCGAGGCGCTGTTCTACGGAGCCAAAGGCGAAAAGCCAGAGGTCGACCGGCTCGTCGTCAAGCGGGGCAAGCGTGTCTTGACCGACACCGAGATCAACTTCTACTACGGCCTCGACACCTTCGAGTCCATCAAGCAGTACGCTCTCGACAACGTCAACTGGACGCTGGAAGGTGAGCCGTGACCGACAAGGACCTGAAGACCTACGACACCCTTCTCAAGAGCACCGTGGGCGTCCGGTGGACGAACGAGGACGTTCAGCGGCTGCTCGACGAGGTTCGACGTCTGCGCGACATTCTCAAGGCCGAGCGTCCGGTGGCTCTGCGGGACCACTGGGTCGGCATGCCTCGCTTTGTCGGGGGTCACTAGCATGGCGACCATCGAAGTCTTCACGGGGCCGATGTTCGCCGGCAAGACCACAGGGCTGCTTGACCGGGTCCACTACTTCCGAGGGGCTGGTATACCGACGCTGCTCGTGAAGCACGCCTCGGACAAGCGGTATGACACTGGAGGAACGGTCACCACGCATTCGGGCATCGTGCTCGCTTGCGAGTCGGCGAGCGACGTTACCGACATCGCCATCCTGACGCAGAACAACCCCGACGTGAAGGTCGTGGCCATCGACGAGGTTCAGTTCTTCGAGGGCGACGTGGCCGGATGGGCCGTGCTCGCCCGGTCGGTCGGCATCGCGGTCATCGTCGCCGGCCTTGACCGAGAATCAAGCGGTAAGACCTTCGGACCGATGGGGGAGCTCCTCGCACAGGCGGACGTGGTCCATAAGCTCAAGGCCTACTGCCGGTGCGGCTTTCGCGCTCATCAGACTCGTCGCAAGCTGGACGCGCCCGAGGGCATGATCGGCGGGTCGGAGCGATACGAGAGCGTGTGCTGGAAGTGCTACTACGGGAGGGGCTAGTCCTTTGGCTTCTTGGCCGCGTCTCGGATGGCCTTCATCGCTCGAACGCGCCAAGACTCCAAGGTCGATACCCGTCCTTCCAGCGACCCGAGACGTTCCTCGACCGCAGCCAGAGCCGCCCGCGTCTTCTCGGCGTCGGCGGCTCTCGCCGTTTCACACTGGCCGTGGTCGTTCTGCTGCTTGTCTAGCTCCTTTTCCTTGAGGTCGGCTTTGCGGTCGAGGTGGTCCTTCACGAGTTTGATGACCGCACCGGAGCCAGCGACCGCGACAAGCGCCATCGCGACCGTGGCTCCGGTGATCTTGCCGTCAGCCGGAATCATAGCCTTGAGGTCCGGTAGGTCGGAAGGCACGGCCACGGAAGCCACGGTCTCGACCGGAGGGACGTCGTCAATGGTCGGCATCTGTCGGGGCAGGGACATGGGCTTTCTCCTTGGCGGCTCCTCAAAGGTGTCGTGGTCCGCTTCCGTGCCGTCCGGGTTGATCAATGCGACTCGGCTAATCCAGCCCTTGAAGCCGTCCGGAACGCGGCACGGCTCGGGATCGGGGCGGATGTCGCGCACGTTGACGTGGCCGGTCTCGTCCATCGGCCACGGGCAAGGTGGACGAGAGTCGGGCATCAGGCGATGCGTGCGTCGTTGGCGTTGTACGGCTCGTAGGTCGTCTTCCCGCCGACCACGAACATCGACAGCTTGTCACCGCGCTGAGCCTTCGTCTTCGGGTGAAGGTAGCCGACGTGGACCCACGTCCGCTCAAAGATGACCTGGTCGAGCTTCACGCCGCTCGCGATGATGTCGTTCATCAGCTTCTTGCAGCCGTGGGCCGGATGAAGGTCCGCCGCGAGGCCGTAGCTGTGAGCGCTTGTCTTCGACCCGCCGACCGCGTCGTTCACCGGGTCGGAACGATAGCCGCTGTTGATCTTGAGCGGCCCGACCTTGGCCCGGATGGGTTCAAGGACGTTGACGCACAGGTTCTTGAGGTTGACAAGCACCTCGGCCGAAGGGTCGTTGTCCAACCCCTTCGACTTGGCGGTGTTCGACGCCAGCAGCTCGCTCAAGCGAAAGTGGGGGCTGAGCTGGACGTCAGGACACTTACCGTCTCCGCCGCAGCGAACGCAGGTCTTGTTCTTGCCCCAGCACTTCGGACAGTCCATTGTCATCGGTTACTCCTCTCGGCCTTGGCGCGTTCTTCTTCCTCAAAACGCTTCTGGTCAGCGTCTATTTGGCGACCCAGACCAGGAGCGGCGTTCGACTGAAAGACGTCGAGAAATTGCGGGAGCTTTCGGAAGGCGCTACGCTTGCGAACCGCACCGGCAATGCCCGGAGATATCTGCTGCATGGCTCCCTGTCCCGCGCCGATGCCGAGGGCCTTCAGTGTTTCAAGCAGCCCCTCGGGGTCGCTGCGCCCGACCTCTTCCGCAGCGGACGTGATCATGCGCGCAGGAAGTGACGCGACACGAGCCATCGGCGATGCCATTGCTCCTGTCAATCCACCCAGCCCTCCAGCCACGATGTTCTCGTCCTGTAGCGCCTTTCGCGCCTCGCGCCTACGGTCAAGATTCCGACCGAACCGCTCACCAAAGCTGGGCTTGTCAATGAGTCCCTTCTCTGGAAGCACGGACTCCGCGATGGCTGACAGTTCGTCGCCCTGACCCGCAAGATACGAGTCAGCCGCCTCAGAAAGGTAAGCCTTCAAGGACTGAAGCTTGGAGTCGGCCATCGGTTACTCCGCGCACCGTTTAGGGTCTTGACTGCAAATCCAAAGCGCCAGCCTACGGTCCGTGCGCTGAATGGCGTCAAGCACTTTGGTCATGGCCTCGCGCTCGTGCTGCCGGTCGAGCTCAAGGCCGACGACGCGCTGTTCGAGGGTGTCGAACCGGCTGTTCGTGTTCGCCCACATCGCGCCCACGCCCGTCAGACCCATCACCGCGCTCAAGAGTATCGGCCACCACTGCTTCAAGGCGTCGAGCGGGGGGTGGGCGGAAGATGAGGGCATAAAGTGGTCACGAGGAAGGTGAGGGGTTCATGGGGCTTGTTTATTCGGGTGTTACCTCGCCCGTGACCTCTTCCTCCACCGCTCGGGCGAAGTCAGGGTCACGCCGCAGTGCTTCCAGCAGGAACACGGGACGCGCTCGAATGCCCTTGTCCGTGGCGAGCGAGAGGTACTGCCTAAACGCACTAGGGAACTTGCGGACCACGCTCGGGATGACGTCGTAGATGACATTCGCGGCAGCGGGGTCCTTGAACAGCTTCGTCTTTGGGTCCGTGGCAAGAAGCTGCTGAACCTTTCGACCAGCGCCAAACGTCCCGAAGCCAGCGATTGTGGCGGCACCAAGGGCGCGATTGCCAAGAGCTACGGAAGGAACGGCTCCTGCCACACCGACCAAAGCGCGGCTCTTGGCCGCGTCCTTGATCTCTGTCGGAACACGAGAGCGGGCCGCAGCCAACTCGCGTTGTTGAAGAAGACGAGCAGCAGCCTCTAGTTCGGGCGACACAGGACCAGGCGTAACGGGTCCAGCGGGACGCATCGCCTCGGCCACGGCTAGCGGATCGGACCACTTGATGTCCGCTGCTTCCTGTGCCGCACGGGCTTCGGCCTGTTGAGCGGCCACACGAGCGGCCTCCGACGTAAACTTCTCAGGCGCGTTGCGAAAGAACGACTCATAGGCTTGCTGCGCCTCAGGAACCGCTTCGGGTGGAAGCAGTTCGGGAGGAGCAGGCGCAAGGCCCATACGAGCACCAGCCTCCTCAAGGCGCGGTGCGTTGGCGAGTCGGGTCTGCTGTTCGCCGGTCAATGCACGACGACGAGCGTCGGCCGAGGCCACGTCCGCAGCAGCCTTTTCCAGTTCTTCCTGACGAAGAGCCGCAAGTTCCGTACCCTTGGCAGAAAGGACCTGCTCGCTGGCTTTCTCAGTCCTCCCTGTAAGTCCACGGTATATGCCGCGACCGGCCTGTGTTACGGCGGTCGCAGCCGAGGGGAAGAGACCCGTAATGGCCTCCCACAGAGCGGATTGGTCCTTGGCTCCAAGGGCCGAACCGCCGGTCGCGAGCAAGGGCGCTACCGCTTGGACAGCTGCTGGTAAACGACTCAGCACAGGACCGGCGGCAGCACCGAGACCGGCCTCCAGTGCGGCCTGACCCACGCCGGTACCACGAGAAAGAGCCTGCGCTCCCGTCAACGCACCGAGACCGAGGGGACCACCGAGCGCGCCAGCGGGAACGGCGAGAGCCACGTTACCGGCACCACGGGTCATGCCGGTCGTCGCGGGTTCCAGCTTCCGCATCATCTGCTGTTCTTCACGAACACGTGCCAGCTCGTCCTCGTACGTCCGGTCACCGAGTGCTGACCGAAGACCGGCTACCGCCTGCGTGGCACCGGGGACAATCTCGGTGACCGCAGTCGCAGCCCCGAGGCCCTTGCGAGCCACGGTCTCACCGAGCGAAGGCTCGGGCTTGGCGGAAGGAGTGGGCTTTTTGAACGCCTGGTTGATAGAGGCTTGAGCCTTGGCTGGAACATCCTCCCATTCCGGCTCGGTCAGCTTCGGAGCCTCATCTTCCCATTCCGGCTCGGTCAAGGGCAGCGTAGCCATTACGGAGCCTCCTTCCAACCCTGCACCTTGCGAGCCTCGACTTCGGCAGCAGGAATCTTGGCGACACGGTTATCGGGCGAGAGCATACGAACCTTACCTTCAACGGCAGCAGGCTCTTTGACCTCCGCCGCCTTCGGTGCAGCACCCTTGGGCGCGTCCAACAGACCCGCGAACGTGCCACCCTCGCCGGAAATCGCGTCGAGGCCCGTGGACTGCGCCCACTCGTTACCAAGGGATCGCCCAAGGACGCGAGGACGCAGGAAGACGGACGCCTTGTCAGCCAGCGAGTCGTGGTAGCTCTTCATCTTCCGAGCGATGGACTCGGGCGTGTCGGTTACTCCGAAATCCAAGAACTGACGCTGACGTTCAGCCTCGGCAGGCGAAAGCGCGGAACCAAAGTACTCATGGCCGACCATCGTCTTGAGGCGTGCCATCTGCGTCAGAAGATCGAACGCTTGCGGGTTGGACATCGCCAACCGGCTACGCATCACGCCTTCAAACGGAGGAACGCCCACGAAGGAAAGGATGTCTGACTGCGACAGGAACAGCGGCGGCTTTCCAGAGACAAGCATCCCTGTCGAAAGTGAGTTCAGGTTGTCCGCGTCCTTCAAAGCCACAGCAGTCTGTTCAGCCGGTTTCATGGACGTCTGGAAAGCGGAACGCTCCTTCTCGGTCGGTTCAGCGGAATCCGTGGCCTCACGCTCGTTCTCTGCACGTCTGAGGTCCAGTGCAGCCTTCTGCAAGCCAGCCTGAACCGCCCGATAGTCGCGGTTGTCCTTGGCGATATCGCGCTTGAGGTCTAGCGTACCCGCGCGGTATTCCTGCGTCACAGCCCTGTCTTCGGCTTTTGCGCCGATGTCCTGCTTCTTCGCCCGGTCAAGCGCGACCTGCTCCTCGACCCGGAGCATCTGCGGGAAGTTAGGCGACTTCGTCATGTCGAGCAGACCAGCGAGAGCATCGCGCCGCTCAGGAAACCGCTTCATCAGGTACTCGACCTGCGCGCGGTTGTTGGCGCGCTCCCGAGTATCGGTAATGCCCTGCTCCTCCCGCTTCGCCCTCAGAGCCTCGATCTGCTTCATGCGCTCGCCGAGGGTATCGGCGGCACCGGAGCGGAGGTTCTGTCCCGAGATAACGCTCCCCGAGCCTTCAAGCGCACGAACGAGGGCTTGTCCCATCGACAGCCGACCCAGCTCGTCGTCTCCACCGGAACCGGCCTCGACCGGAGGGGGCTTTGCGATGCCAGGTGCGGTCGGAGGAATGGCCTTGGCTCCGGTCGAGGATGCCGTGGGAATAGCAACGGCGATGTTCGCAGCCTTGGTCGGAACGGGAGCGATAGGAGTAGGCGCTTCTTCCAACGTGTACGAAGGAACTACAGCGGGTCTCGGATAGTCCTGTATTTGCGGAGGTGCGTCTTCCAATGTGTACGACGGAGACTGAAACAGGAAAGCTGACGAATGCGGGGCAACGCTCTTTGGACCCTTGGACTCCTGCACAGCCGCCGCAGTCCTAACCGCCTGTGATGCAGGGCTAACGCTCTTATTCAAATTGCCTCTTGCCTGAGCCAAGTCTCTTCTCATTTCCTCGGGAGAAATACCAAACGTCTTGGCGCTCTCCTGCACCTCGGGGTCGGTCAGTTGAAACGTGTTTGCGCGACCAGCAGCCAAGTCTCTTCTCATTTCCTCGGGAGAAATACCAAACGTCTTGGCGCTCTCTAAAATCTCAGGTTCTAATAGCTGAAACGTGCTTGCTCGCCTCTTCGTTTCTGCCTCCATAAACGGTGAAGTGGGACGCAGTGCCTCGGGAACACCCTCAACGGGCGTGCGGGCAACGGGACTCTTGCTCGGAAAAATGCCCTGAATTGGAAAAACACCAGGCTTCCGGCTCGTCAGAAGAGCCGTTTTGACCGTGTTGGGAATAGCCTCACCCGTGGTCTCAAAGTAATCGGCAAGCCGCATGAGTCCTTCGGCACCGTCTTCTCTTGCAAGCTCGGCAACGTCGTATGGGTTTTCCCAGTTGCGGTTCGCCATGACTACGGTACCTCCCCGGTCGTACCGGCCTTCTTTTTCTGTTCACGCGACCACATGTCGAACCCCGCACCCATGAGCGGGGTGCCGAGCGACGTACCGATAGCGGCGGTCTGCTTACCGGGCTGCGTAGCGAGGTCGTACATCGTTCCGGCGTTGCCGGTCGCCATGTTGGCCTTGTTCTGTGCGACGTTCATGCCCATCTGGGCGCGGTTGATTCGGCGAGCCTCGTCGGCTGCGGCTCGACGCTCGGCCTCGCCGTAAGCCTGTCCACGAACGTTGGTCCCGAGGTTGCCCTGCGCCTGCATGGCTTGGAACGCTCGACGCTGAGCCTGAGCGGCGACGTCAAGGCCCTGCTGACCGGCTCGGTTAGCCGCTTGCGAGGCGGCTTGGAACGCAGCCACTCGCTCGGCACCGCCGCCCGAGATGCCTCGACGGGCGAAGGCTTCCTGAGTCGCGGCTCGCTGGCTCGCAGCCGTGGCAGCGGTCTCGGACTGAATCTGCCGGATGGCCGCTTCTTCCTCGGGGGTGTAGCCCTTCTCGGAGACCTGCTGAAGCTGGCGAAGGGCGTTACGTTGAGCGGCAGCGGCCTCGGGGGCGATGGTCTCGGCGTTCAGACCTTCCAGGGCACTCGGTCCACCCAGCTCGCGCTCGATGATGCCGTAGGCTTCGGGGCCGTACTTGTCGACAGCGTCTTGAATCGCGGCGCGGGCCTTGTCGGCCTCGCCCGCGTTCATGTACATGCCGACAAGCTGCGAGACGCCGGCGATTCCGGCTCCGATGCCTGCGGTTACGAGTCCGGTAACGGGGTCCATGAGTGTGTCCTAGAGTGACGAGCTGGGAGTCGAGACCATACCCGGAGTCGTCTTCGTGTAGGTTCCGGCCTTCCACTCATCTTCAAACATCGCACGAAGCTCTTCGGGCGTGTTGTTGTATCGGTACTGCGTCGGAAGGTCCGATGCCCACTGAGCGTAGGCGTCTTCCTTGGCTTTCGCTGCCTGCTGACGCGCCTGCGCCACACGCGACTGCTCGGCACGGAACTGACCCTGCTGACCTTCTAGCGCTGCTCGAAGGGTGCCAAGGCGCTGCTGCTCGCCCTTGGCCGCACGCTGTGTTTCGCCTCCGCCGAGGAGCTGGTCGAAGGCACCGACGTTCTCGCCCATGTCACCGGACTGAGCAGCGGGATTGAGAGCGGCGAACTGGGCCGAGGTCTGAGCTATCTGAGCTGCGTAGGGGTCGGCGGAAGAACCGGCCTTCTGACGAGCGACCATCGTACCGGCGGACGCTTGAGGGCCGAACGAGGCGGTCTTGAACGTACCCAGGCCCGCCGGAGCGGTCGAGGTCTTCGGGGCCGATGCCGCGCCCACGACCTTCTGAGCCTGCGCCTGGACTGCGGGAGCGTTGCCGCCGAAGTACTGACCGAAGCTCACAAAGCCCGTACCGCCGCCTTGAGCGGCTTTCGGGGCCGAAGGTCCGCCGGCCGAACCGCCGCCCATAGGCGCGGGTCCGCCGGTCGAGTCGGCGGGAGCGGAGTACGGGGACACGCCTCCGGCCTTCGTTCCCTTTTCCTTCTCCTTCTCAAAAAAGCCGGAAAGGGTGCCGGTCGTTGTGAAGGGGCTATTGTACGGGTTGACGGCCATGACCTACTCGACCTCGCGGAGCAGAGCCTCGAGAATGCGACGGTTACGGGGCTGATTGCCCTGCCAGTTGAACCACGCTGAAACGTGACCCGGCTTCTCCAACGAAAGGGCCTCGGCCAGCGCCTGCGTCTGAGGACCGGCCTGCCACACGTTTTCGCGCGCGGGGTCGATGCTATTGACCCAGTACCACTCGACCGGAGCGTTGCTCTCGCCGAACGCTGCCGCGAAGTCCGCCGGAACGGCCCGCTGACCGTCGATAAGGCCCTTCATCTCGGCCAGCGTCGGGACTCGCTTGCCGGACCCGAGCGATGCCACGGCCTCTTCCCACAACTTCGCCGCGGTCGGAACCTTGGCCCAAACGAGGTTCGTGTCGTTGTCGCGGACTTCGCCGCTGCCGATATCTTCAAAACGTGGCATGGTCTACCTCTCCTTGGGCTTGTTTATTGAGCAGTCACAAGCAGGGTCACTTCGTATTCATGGTCGACCACGAGGTCCGACATGGTCGTGATTCGGATGGTTACACCGTCACGCGCCCAAGCGATTCTCGGGGCGAGAGCTGGTGCGCGGTCGGTAGCGTCGTAGCACTGAAGCACGAAGACCCCGTCCGGCGTGCCGGGTAGGTCTCGCATGTTCACCGACAGCGGGAACGAGGTCGACCGGACCTTGAGGGTGCGCTTGAGCGAGGCGAAGTTCGCCCATGTCAACCGCTGCGCGAGCGCGTTTCGGGTCGCGGTCACGAAGGGGTTGAGCGCGTGCGTAAGCTGCTCGATGACCGGCTTAACCTCGTCGGACATGTCCTTGAAGTCGTCGGTTCGGATGCGCGTGAGCGGCGGAATGCGAGCCATTAGCGCACCGTCCCTGTCCGCTCGCTTGTGTTTTCAAAGACGATGCTGTAGCCGTTCAAGGCCCAGTAGCCGCCCGGTGCGCTCGTCGTCGCGGTCAGGCCCAGCGTGTAGTAGGTCGCTCGCTGCACGTTCTGAGGGATGAGGACGCGCTTCTGTTGAGGCAGTGCCGGTGAGCCTATGACGCTGGAGACGCTGAACGGTGACGTCACATCCAAAGGCATCGTGTCGCCGGTAGGAACGATGTCCGTCGAGAGACTGAACACGGATGTCATGTTCGTTGCCGCCGCGATCTGTCTGAAGTGAGCGTGCAATTCCCGAGCTTGCTTCGTGAACTGGGGAGCACCGAGCGTCGTCGAGGCCCACTGCACGGTCGATGTGATGGCCGTGTTGGTGCCGTCGAAGTAGTCCGTGGTCGACGAGGTGTTCTTGTCCTTGAACAAGTAGGGGCTGGCCGAGACGCCGTAGTAAGCCGTGTCCGTGAACGGGTCGACCCGTCCACAAAGCCTCGGGGTAGAGTACGTCCACGTCGTCCAGGAGTTAGTTTCCATACCAAGGACGTAGGCTTTAGCTGCATACCCACCAAGACCGATACCGATACCAAGGTTGGGCATAAACAGCGCGTAGACCTTCTCGCTTTCGTAGGCCACGCCGAAAGCGGTCCGGGTCGTCGAACGGTAGGGTGCCGCCCAGTAAGGTTTGAGCGTCGAGTCGATGACCTTCGAGATCATCTGAATCCCGCCGTCCGTCACGGCCATGATGCCGTCTTCGGTCAGGACGATGACCGTCGAGCCGAGGGCGACGGCCGAGTCCGGGGCAAGAATCGCCACCGTGTCGTCGATGAGCTGGACCTGAAACGGGAAGTCGCCGTAGACGGCGTAGGTCCCCTCATCCTTGAACACGAGAAGCCGGTCGCGCTGCGGGACGATGCGGCGAATGGCCTTGCCTCGGGTTCCGACCGGGATGTAGTTCGCGACCGACACCGCTTCCGGCTCACCGGGCAGGGAGTAGTAGACGTAGTCCGCGCGGCGTTCGTTGTCGGAAGCTACGCCGGCTAAGAGGTCGGGCGTCCAGACCGACTCGCCGTAGTATCTGATGACGCGGTTGATGCCGTTCAACATGTTGACGTAGGTTGACGACGTTTTAAACGTCGTGAGCGTAACCGGCCCTTCCACGAGCACGTCTGTCGTTATTGTTGGTTGGCTTTGCCGGTACAGATGAACGTAGTCACCGACTCGAAGGTTGTGCGGCGCTGTGGTCGTCACCGTGTAATTGCCGGACGTTCCCGAGACAGTCGCAATGGACAAAAGAACGTCGTAGTTCACGGAAAACGACGTGTTCGTCGTCGAGTCCACCGAGGGACGCTGGAACCGAATCTTGAAGTTCAACAGGTCGTCCCCGAAGACCACCGGCTCTAGGTACGTACGGATGGCAAAATCAGAATGGTCGATGGCCCACTGATTGACCACTAAAGCCAGCCAGTACAGCGTCTTTGAGATGTTGTCCTGTGGACCAGGGCCTGCGGTCCAAACCAAAAACTCTCGATTAGAAAAGCTTGCGGATAGCGCTCCCGTAAACGTCACACCCGCAATGGTAACGGTGTCGCCAATGCGAAGGCCCGTCGTCGGCAAGGTGGGCGTGCCGCCGCCCTCGACGCCGATGAGCTGCGCCGTGAGCGCGTGGGGCTGGTTCGTGTTCGCGTACCACTCGCGCTCTGACCACGTTGCAATGTCCTGAGCGAACGGAGGGGCGTCGTTGGGCAGACCGCCTTGTGTCGGGTTCGTGTAGAGCGGCGCTGACTGAATGGCAAACGCTTGCCTCGCTGTATCAGGCAGAAGCAGCACATCGCCCACACCGTACTGTGTCGTGTCGATGACGGTCTCGTTCACGAGGTACAGCTCGTCAACGGTCTTGGCCTCCGTGTCGGCCATAACCGAGCGGTACACGCGAACGAAGGTGCCGGAAATGATGTTTCCCGCAGCGTCGGTAGGAACCGTTAGCAATGGCACGATGACGGTGACAGAAGCCTGACCCGCTGATGTGTTCTTGACGGCCACGCGAATGGACGGAGGACCGAGGTGAACGGCGTCGTTGGAATCGACGTACCCGAACAGCACGCGGTACGCGACGGCTTTGTCTGGGTCGAGGAAGCCAGCGATAAAAGGAGGCGGAGACGTTGGATCTTCGGTAATCGACGCGGTAGGTACTAGCGGTTCCGCAATGCCGCTCAGCCTCGGGACCGTCGAGGTCGAGTCCTCCAAGGCCATGACGCCCTTGTCGGTCGCCATGAACAGGGTCTGTGCCGCGATGGCGGTCTTGAGCCGGTAGTCGGGGTTCGCCGCCGTGTAGGTGCCGGTCAACGCGCTCGCAGCACCCGAAACGCGGACCTTGTTCGTGGCAGTGTGGGCCACGACCTTGTCTTCAAAGAACGAGACCTGCTTGATCTCGGCTCCGACCGTGGTCCCGAAGGCGTCCGCTTCCTGTCCGCGCCTCGGCTCCAAAACGTCAGGGTAGCGAATGGTCACGTTGTCGGCCACGACCAACGCGCCTTCGGACCCCGCTCCAAGGTTGTTGGGCGAGGTCTGAAGACCCTTGAAGCTGAGCGAGTTCTCGATAGGCACGGCACACTCTCCAGCGCCGAGCCTACCTCATGGAG